CCCCAAAAGTCTGATCTCTTTTCCCTTAATTCTTCCGATCCGACCGTAGATGCTTCTACATTGCCTCCCAAGATAAGCGTGTACACGTATGTAAACAACGATCGTGTTGTTTGAATGTCATTTTTCTTGTTGTAAAAGAAAATTGAACCCCCGTCTAATGTTTCGTATCTTACAAAATCAATCATTGAAACATGCTTGTATTTTTAACTTTAACGCCAGCCCCTTGCGTTTTAGTGCTTATATCAGAATTATTGTTGTTGTTGATATTGAGCATTACATTTGCATTTTGAGCCCGTTCATTAGCCTGTTCATTAAAGACATAATCCCGGTTGTATATTTTGCTTTCTGGAGGCGGTTCCTCTGTTTGTTCAACTTCTCCACCCAGAGCTCCTCGAACAGCATTTATACCTTTAAGTGCATTAGTTGCCATATCTACACCTAACCCGGATGCAATCTTAAGAAGGTCTTCTATTGGTTTAATTAAAAAATCAAATAAGAAAAGACCTACTTTTTTAACTCCGGTTTTTATTGCCTCCCATACCTTAGACATAGTTTCTTTTACTTTTTCCCAATTTCTGGCTATTGCCAATGGTATGGCAATAAAGGGAGTAAAAATAAACATAGCCAACCTGGCCCATTTGTTATCAAAAACCTTATTGAGCCATCCCCATACCTTCTCCCAGTTTTTAATAAGGATTGTTATTCCGGCAACCAAAGCGCCTATGGCTACAATAATAATTCCTATTGGATTTGCACTCATGGCAGCATTTAAAGCCCATTGAATAGCCACCCATGCACCCTTTGCCTTAGTAAGCATGGCAATAACCCGGACAAACCGCATAAATTTACCAACAGCAATAATAGCCATCTGTATTTTTAAGCCGGCATTTAAGGCAAGTGTTACAGCCAACCATGCAGCCCCTACTTTTGCAAGCGTTACAATTAAGCCTATAATGCTATCCATATTTCTGGCTAAAAATCCAAGAATGGACTTTAAACTTTGCATTGCAGAATTTTGGGTGTTTGTAGAGCTAACAGCATTTTTAAATGCATCCGAAAGCTCCTGCATTTTTATTGCAAGCGATGCACCTTGAGTGTCCGCTTGTTTTTGTGCATTACCGGCTTCATACAAATTACCGGCTAATTGTTGTACTTGATCGTTTTGATTAATAATGGTTGTAAGCCATTTTGCCCCCCTTACATCTGTCATCTCTAACAAGTCATTGTAAGACAAATTAGCTTTTGCAAGGTTGTTAATTATGTCCGTGGCTTTTGTAAACTGCGGATTAAAATCTTTATTCTGAACTTTGGACAGTTTGGAAAGAATACCGGATAGCATAGTCCCAGCTTCGGAGGCAGGAACACCGGCTTTTGCAAACCCTTCTAAAATTGCAACGGTATCTTCAAAAGAATTTCCAAATGCTTTTGCGGTACCTCCAGCGTTGACCATGGCCTCTGAAAGATACTTAATAGGCCCGGCTCCCTTCTGCTGTGCTGTAGCTAATATATCAACAAACTCTGAAGCTCTTTCAGCCCCAGCTCCGAACTGGTTCATTGATACTGTAAGGGAATTTACAGCGTCTTCAGTTTCAAGCTTACCAGCTTTTCCTAATATTATAGCGGCTTCTGTAACCTGAGATAATGCATCTGCGCTGGCTAATAATTCAGGCTTTGCAGAACCTACAAGCTCAAATGCTTTAGCCGTATCAGCACCAAAAATAAGCTGCCGTTCTGATACGTTTTCAATTTCGTTTGCAAAAGAGTTAAACTCTTTTCCGGTAACACCTGTAATGGCTTGCAAACTATTTAAGCTCGCATCCAGTTCGACGTTAGCATTGTAAGCTGTACGAAAACCGGATGAGAGCATGAAAAGTAAACCCCCGGCACCGACCAACATTCCCAGGTTTCGCATCAATCCACTATTGGCTTTAGAGTAATTACTTGTAGCCAATTGCGCCCGTTTCATTGATGCTTCGGTACGTTTCCCGAAAGAGGTAGTAGCTTTTGCCATCCTCTTTACGGGAGCCGTAACATTATCAACAGCTGAAAAAACTGATTTTATAGAAAAGTTGGCCATTACTTTTTAGAATTTTCAATTTGCCTTTTTATTTCATTGTAATAAGTAAAAAGTCCAAGGCAATCAGCATCGTCATAATACATTTTCATTGCTTCAATTGGGCTAATCTTTAGCTCCATGCACACGGATAACACAACCGGATCCATGTCACCGGCGGGTATTACAAAAAATACCCAACAATTTTTTGAAGCAATGAAAAATCAGTAGAATCAATTTTATTAATCAATCCTTTTATTTCACCAGAAAGTACATGGATGTAACCAATAAAAAGCGCAAATGGTTCTTCTTTATTGATTCCCTTTGTGGCTTTTTGAACTTCAAAAGCTGTTAATCTAGGCTTTAATGTCAACGAAGACAATTCAGAGGTGCCTTCCTGGCTTTTAACCGGGAAAGCCAATTTGTATGTCATTGTCATATCATCATTGATTATAAGGTCCCCGATCATTATTGCCTGAATTATTTCTGTATTGGCTTTGGAGTCTTCCCCGTTCTCTTCTTCTGAGGATGATTCCATTGTCAATTCAACTTTGGCTTTCTTGTAATCCAACCACTTTTGAAACTCTTCCATAGCCATCTCTTGTGGCACTTTAGGATTCTTCAGTTTAATTTCAGCTATTGATACTTCCATAATGTTTAAATTTTTACAAATGTTCCACTTCCGGCTAATTTAATCTGCACGGTTGCATTTAGTGTTGACGGCTTAATGTCACCTACAGGAATAGCCTTTCCTCTTATTACATCTCCATTAATGAGAGTGTATGTTATCGATGCTTCTTCAGCACTTTCTGCCCATTGAACCAACTTTTCAGTGATTTCATTGTTTGTTGCAACTGTTACCTGAAGGTATGGACGCACCCTGGTTCCGGAAAGGATAATGTTTCCGGCCCCAGTTATTTGTGCGTCATCGTCATTCATTCGAATGCCACCCCTATCAGATTCAGTGTCTTCATTGGCTTTTGGCTCAAGTGTGAAGCTTCCAATTGTGGGATGTTCAACCTTTAGTTCGGTTATGTCCCCTCCAAAATATTTAGCCATAACTTTTAAGCGTTAGATGAAACTGATTGACGGTAAACAGTAGCAGTCACAGAACTGATACGAGCATTACCGCTTGTTTTATATGAAAAAATAGTGTTGAATCGATCACTGTTTTGCTCATCAACTTCAACGTTTATAGATTCCTTCATAAAATCTATTCCGTCAATAATCGCAAGGTCTCCAAGGTCTTCTGCAACACCATACAAAATACCTTTCCAATCCTTTGGCTTAATTGTAAAATCAACAGAGCTAATCTGGTCATCTCCGATAATAGCCCGGCCAACCAGATATGCTTGTTCAGCGACCATCACATAGTAACGAACATTAAAGTCAAGGTTCAGACGGCTTACCCATCTAAAAGTCGGCCATGTTTCGCTGTCAGGATGGTAAGTTGTTACAAAGTCTTTTACTTTGTATCGTCCGCCTTCATAATCAACGGTCGAGGCTCCTTTTTTTACCAAAGCATCACGGTAGTTGTAATCCTTCATATTACCGATAAGACCATCTGCCGGGCCGGGCATATCGTTGTAATAAGTATTGATTACATCCTTGTGAGGCTCGTTTTGAGCAATACGACCGTAATTCAAAGTCATATTAGCAGCCGCCTCCCACGGGAAGCCTTCAGAACCAGGAGCAGGAGCAAGAGCGTTTGTAACTTCTGCTTTTCTTGCATCTGTAATAGCTCCAAGCGCGGTTGTGTCTTTTTCAGTGCTTCCCCAAATAGCGACAAATGGACGGAAGTTTTCACCAAAAAATCTTCCAGTTGGCAATTCTGCGTCCGGGCGACCATTAATGGACTCAAGTGTTGAAAATGCAGGTTGTCCGTATGTATTTACAATAATAGTTGTCCACTCACTACCTAAATTGTCGCTAAGAGTAGTCAAATCAGGAGTCCCAACACCAGCAGTGGAAGAATCTTCTGCATAAGCAATTCCTACGGCGTTACCACCAGCTGAAAACCTTGTTTTAAATGTGCCGGTCAATCCTGCCCACTTAGCCGTAAATGTTACAACACCAGCGGCGGGTGAGGCGGTAACAGGACTGTTGACATCAGCATTTACAGCATCGGAGATTTTCTGAGCAATTGCAGTTGCCGTATCTCCAACTAAAACGTTGAATGCATACTCTCTACCGGCCACATAAACAAAATGTGTAGCGTTACCGGTGGCGGTTCCAGTAACAGAGTTTACGACAGATGCAGCAACACCAGCGGCGGCCTCTTCCTGTGCTATTACAAATGTGGGTATGCCTCCCAGTAGATCAACTCCATTAGGCTTCATAATATTGAAAACCTTATGAATTGGAGAGCCAAAACCATAAAGTTGACCAGCCTCAAAAGCCGTCAAAACTTCGGTTTCTTCTAAAGGCATTGAGCTTTGATTTGCAGTCAATCCTTCACCTATCACAACAATTCGCTGAGGTAGATAAGGAGACGCAAACGGCACCGTGCCTCTTTTTAATTCGTACCCTACAATCGTGGAAACTCTCGAAGGGCTTATTGCTTTACTTATACTTGCCATGTTTTAAAAATTAGCGGTGTAATAAAGTGTTCCGTTTTCGCGTGTCACTTTTGTTGCATTACTTACTAAAGGTATGCCTTCAACTTTCTCTGTTGTCTCGTAATGCCTGACTTCAAATACCACATAGGCAGTCGTGTTGTCCAGGCTTGAAAGTCGTTGTTCAAAAATTGTCATATTTAGGTTTGTAACTTTTGTTCCTCTAATCCCAAAATTAGGCGGAAATAACAATCTTTGATACTGAGTATTTTTTAAAATAGCTCTTACGACTTCAGCAATTTTACGAGCGTTAGAGTAATTGTCGGCTTTACATTCAATCACGTATTTTGAATCAGCTTCTGATTGACTTTGAGCTTCATTAGGATAACCAGAGTCAGAATACATGACTCCGACAAATGGCATTTTGCCGGCATCAATGGCACCAACATAATCAGCTGCAACCTCGTCTGGAAGAAAAGCATTTCCCAAAGTCTTTTGGTTCGCAAATTCCATAAACAGAATGTCAGCTATTCGGTGCATTATCAGCCCCGCACGTGATTCTCCTATTTTGTTAGTTATCATCTTTTAAAACTAAGCTTATAAGTCCTACAGTAGAATCCGGCATTGTCTCAGAGACGGAGTAAGTCCAAGTTTGAACCGCATCCGCCCATGAGACTGCCCAACCCTTCATTGTTGCTAATTTATTGATACGCGGTGAATGTCCGGCTTCTATGAGGTCTTGTTCAATTATCGATACGTGTGAAAAAGGTGTGTTTACATAACTGCCTTCATGTTCTTCGACCATCCTGTTAATTCGAACAGGAATACCTCTTACCACAAAGGAACTGCCACCCGGAGGCGTCAATGTTATTTCTACATCGGCACCTCCTGAGGTGACTATATGAGCAACGTCCCTTTTGACTCGATCGGTAATTGTTCCCATCTTACTTTTTGTCTACCTTTTCTACCTTCTTCGCTTTTTCAAGTTCTAAAAGTATTTTTGCAGGTATTTCCTTTTCAGAAATTTTAGTTCCCTTTAAAAAATCCCTGCGTCCGTAAGTAATCTTGTTGACTGATACTTTATGCATCTTTCAATTCTTTGATTTTGTTTTCCAACAATGTAATAGCGCTTTTGCGTTTAGCACCTTCTTGCTCTTCTTTGAGTAGAGCTTCAAGTTCAGTAACCTTTAAGCCTTCAATGAACTCTTCAAGATCCTTGACGCTCATTTCTCCTTTAGGTTCCTCAATAGGTTTCACAAGGCCTTTGAGCGCTTTAATATCGCCCAATTTCTTTTCATCGTATTGTTTTCCACCGACAAACTTACGTCCGCCGATGGAAATACATCCTTTAACTGTTATTTCGTACTTCATACTAAACAGCTTTTCTAGTTACAATACGGTCAATTGAATAAGGAACAACCAACGGAGCAACACGCACAATGGCTTTGTGTGTCTGCCTTTCAGTTGAGACTGATTCGTGAACTGACCAGCCATCATTAAAGACCGGGCGGTTTCCAAGCATCGGACGATTGTCGCCGAATACAGAAGGTACAGCTGCTTTCCAATTGCGAATTTCAACATCCTCTGAAAGCATGATATACTTATCTTCAGGAATGAAAGCAGATGTGTCTTTCAAATTACCCGTTTTGGAACCCAGGTCATAAAACTGAGGATAAGTCCAGATAAAGAACTGGTACGAACCTGAAGAAACAACCCCGTGCAATACGGCTCCGTTTGCCTGAATTTGAGGCATTCCAAGGTCAACCAGCTTGATATACCTGAAATCACCTTTATTCAAAACTGCATCATTTGCCATAAATGCATCATGAACAGAAGAGCCCATAATAACATTAAAACGTGCAGACCCTGAATTACCCTGAGTCGCAATAAATCCTGCATCTGTGGCCATTTGCGCCAAAGGATCAGAACCGGCATCCGTCCAAAGATCAGTACCGGTATTTGTGACCAAAGATTCTGCTTTGCGGTGATAGTCAATTCCTCCGTCAAGAGTAACAACCACACCAGTATTCAGAGCATCTGAAACCTGCTTTTCGATTGTACGCTCCTGCATTCTCTTAATCTCGACAATGTCGGCGAGAATTTTAGAAGCCAATTCCCGCATATCGTTGCGGTTAACAACGCCAACGCCATCACCAAATACTCTCTGATACAAATCAGTATCATTCAAGATAGCTGCATCAGAATAATAAGGCGGAGTGTACATTTTTTCGGTACTCTTATCGCGCCTATGAAGGTTTGGACTTCCGCCACGAATAACCTCAGAGGCTATTTTACGAAAGCTTCGTTGTACCTCAATTGATACATCTCTGGCGGTAGTGGTTCTGGGAGTGGTCAAAGACCTCAGAAAGTTAGGAACTGGCTGAACGTCCGACCACGCTTCGGCTACCATACGCTTAAAATATGGTAACGCATCTTTTTGTGATAAACTTGTGATAATTGCCATGTCAAAAATTATTGATTGTCGTAATCGGTTAATTCATTAACTTCCTGAACGAAAAGACTTTGAGCCTTCATCCAGTCTTCTATTGGCTGCCCATCGATGGCAGTATCCAAAGTGTCGGAACCATCAAATACCAAAGCATCTTTGTTGAAATCCCCGGAAATAAACACCTGAGCTGTAGCAGTGCTACTGGCTGCAATGGTAGTATCCTGAGACAAAACAGCTTTGGGATATTGAGTACCATCAACAGGGGTTGATTGCTCAATTACATATTCCCCGTCAGAATTACGACCAAGAACTTGACCCCTGGAAAGAGTCACTTCTCCGGCAGTAATATTTCGCAAGGTAACAGTCCGGCTTCGAACGTCACCCAACACCAGCGGTGCTCTGTTGTAATTTGTGATTTGCTGTCCCATTACCATTGATTTTTAAAGTATTCAACATCTTCTTTTAATGCAGAATCCATTTCCTTTCCAGCCTCGGCTGAAGTGTCAGTGGGTTTTGCATTTTCTTCGGTTGTAGTTCTTTGCTTCATGTGTGAAGCAACCATCAACTCTTCGCGTACGTCGGCGGTCAGTTCTTTTCCTTCTTTAATGCCATTTATTACCTTTTCGGTATCGGCATTATGATGAGCCAGCCACGCTTTTACGCGAACTTGCTCTTCCTTTTTCCCGGCTTCTTTGCCTTCTTTCAATCCGGCTTCTTTACCTTCGGTATGAACCTGGTTGTACAAAGCCGGATGACTTGCTTTTAATTCTTCTAAAGTCATCGGTTCATTGTTTACGTGATTATTATTAAAATTAGAGCCTGATAGCTCTTTGACTTTCTCAATTGCAGCTTGCATATTGCCAATAGAATCGATTAATCCTAATTCTAAAGCTCTTTCGGCATAGAACATTTTACCGTTTAATATCCCGGGTTCTTCCAGCTTAAGATTTCCCCGGTTTTCCTTCACATCGTTTTGGAATTTTCGAGCCAATGGATCTAAAGATTCGGCTTTGATTAATTCATATTCGCCCCTGAGAGCCTTGTGAAACTCTTCATTTTTGTTCTGAGACAGGTTGGAATAAATAGTGTGAATTTTAATGCCCTCTTTTTCGTAGTATTCTGAAAAATCGGCAAACTGACACATAACGCCAATGCTCCCAAACTCTGATGAAATGTTATTCTCTGCCATTATGTGGTCAGATCCTGAAGCTGTATAATAAGCTGCAGATGCTGCCATATCGCAAAGCGAAACAACAGGTTTTGTCTTGGTCTTAAAAAAGTCCATAAACAAACCAATTGCATTAACAGAACCACCACCTGAATCAATTCTTAAAATAGACCCTATAATCCTGTTGTCTTTTTCAGCAGCTTGTAATTTTGCCACCAACTCATCGGCCCCCCAGGAACACAATCCACCATATTTTATCATTGTGCCCTGAATATTTACAACCATAATGGAACCGGAAACAACTTCACTGTCTTTTCTGGTTTCTAAACCATCAGGTGTAATAAACGAATGTGAAGCTTCAGCATCTCTTTTTTCCACGGTAGATAGATCCTTACCGTTTAAGAAACTGGCAACATCTGGCAAATGTGAAAGAGCTGTCTGTGGCTCAATCATCCATGCACCTTTAATTATCTCCGACAGAAGTCGTTTGCTCATTAGTCTGTTCTTTAAATTCACTCTCCGTTTTCATTTCCCTTTTTCGGGTTCTAACAATCTCGTCATAATCTCCGGTTCCAAGTGTTTCAGTAGCTTTACCGGCTGTCTCGAGCGGGATATCTTTATTTCCCAGCAATTCCCTGTGAGCTTTAGCCTCTTTAACAGGGTCGGCGTGTGGCACATTTTGGCCAATCAACTCACACTTAGTA